CCTCAGGAGCAGGGGCCATTTCAGGAGCAGGGGCCATTGGTGCTTCAGGTTGAGCGCCTAGACCACCACGAGCTAAACAAGCCGCGTGTGCAGCGCAAAGGTGCATCATTAGTTCATTTTCAGGAAGTTGTTCATATTCAGCCTGGAGAGCTTCGATACTAGGGGCAGGTTCAATTGCTTGCCCCATTCCATCCATAGGTGCCTCAGGTGCCATTTCGTCACCGTCTGGTTCACCTGGGGCCGCTTCCATTGAAGCCTCTGGTGTTACTTCACCGGCAGGAGCCATTGCTGAGTCATCAACTGGATCCATAGCCGCCGCAGGAGCTGAATCATCAGCAGGAGCGTCTTTTGGAGCTTCTTCTTTTGGCGATACTTCAGCAGCCGGATCTTTAGCTTCTTTCTTTTCTTCAGGCTTGTCTTCAGCCTTTGCAAGACGATCAGACTTAAGCAATACTGAAAGATCCCTTTGAACTTCTTCTAAAAGGTCTTGTAAATCGTTTTCGTTTACAACAATTTCGCTTGACATGTATCCTCCTTTCTGGTAACCTCCTTTTTATTGCGAAGAAACGATCGGCCAGTAAAGGTCGTCGAAGGTCGCAGCGGGAGTACCAGTAATACCAGCCGCCGAAGGAGGCACGGTATTAGCAGAGAGATACCATTCGAAAACGGTACCACGTCGTAGAGCAGGAGCTAGCAATAGAAGAAGCTGTGGAGCGGTGTTATAGCCGCTTTCTGGATCTGTACCGGCTTCAGTGCAAAGCTGAATAACATCAGGGACATATACGGTCGCTACTTGACCAATGATATTGTAGCTGTTTGGCCAATCGATCGGCTTCACAATGTAAAAACCACCTGGATCCGCAGCGACACCTGTGCCTACGCGAATAGTGGGATTACCGTTACTGTCTACGCCCTGAGCTACCGCGAGGGTAGTGCGTTTCGCTAGTTCGTCAGCGAGTTCTTGGGCGATTTTAAGACTTTTGAAATTAGCAGCCATGATATTGCTCCTTTTATAAGAAAGATATTATTACTTTATTGAGATTAAATTATTCCAGTAAAAATAAAGTGCAACTTTTTGGTTGACCTTAAAACGTAGACATGATAAGACTTTACAATGCTCAGTATCGAACGATACAAACTTCGTGTTCAGTGTTGGAACGTGATAGAGGCTTATAATGAAAAGATTTTATTTTGGGAGCTTTTTACATCGTTACAAAATTTTTATCAAACAGCGAACTGGATAAGCTTAAGGAGTCTAAAATGACAACTAAAACAACTAAAGAAGACGCAGAAAACGTAATCAAAGCTATTACTGACCAGTTTAATGGTAAGAAGTGGTTCAAAAAGGCAGTACTAGCTAACGACGACCACGGATTTTCTATTGATCTTCATATAGATAAAGCTACTATGCAGGCAGAAGGATTTAACGTTCCTCTTGAAAAGAACGTTAAAATTTGCGTATTTAATAGAGCGTAATATGATGTCTATATCTCAATATTTAGATCGAATAAAAATTGCACGGCATTGGAATTGTATTCCTTGTCTTTGGGTTTATTTAAATTTTAAAACTTATAATTCCACAAACGAAAATTACAGATTTATCTTCGTTGCTCATAGCCCCGATCCGTTATGATGTCTAAAGAAAGACTTGAAAGATTTATAGCTAGTTGGAAAACTATTCGTATTGACAATTTATACGAGGATACTATAAATAGAAAAATTTTTACATTTAAACATCGATGTAAATGGAGCTATGGCTGGGTATTAGGTAAAGAATAATGGTATCTATCAAATCATATACAGATCAGTTTAAAGCACTTCAATGTTCAAAAGAAACTTGGAAAGGCTACGTCGCATTGAACTTCCGTGAATTCTCTAGTTGTTTCCATTATCGATTTATTTATCGTACATAGCCAATCTTTAATGAATGAGTAAATGGCAATGGCGTCTTCACTATGAAGATGATTCAAAAATTTTAGAATGCAATTCTTTAAGCATGCAAGTATTTGATGCTCCAGATGGAGTCAAAACGTATTTTTTTCAAACACCTAGCGAAAGTAAAACTACAGTAAATTTATTTATGTACAATGACAGAACTTGTATCGAATGGATAAACGGGAAAGAATTAGTTAAAAGTCTAAAGCTTAAAAGCAAAGCAGAGTTAAGTTATGAAAACGGCGTATTGAAGATATGGGTACTGGGTGATTAAATTATGATATCAATTAAAAACTATCAACTTAAAGTAAAAACTCAGTTTGGCAGCGGCTTTGGTTATGACTATAATTGGAATGGTACTGTGTTTTTAAATACAAAAAACTTGTGGCACAAAATACACCATAATATGTGGATTTTTCAAGGATAAAATGACTAGTCCAATTAAAGAGCAAGATATTGAAGAGTGGGCAATTACAAGCAGAGATAAGTACGATCAAGCCAATAGTCGTATATGTTTGCTTATCAAGCACATTAAAGAGCTAGAAGCTGAAACCTTAAAAGCTAACACTAAAGCCAAAGCATTAGAAGTTCATAATAAACTACAAGCTAAAGACGTAGACGATTTTAGAGTCAAAGCTCATGTTGCAGCTAAACAACGCGATAAATCCGATGAATTAAAAGCTATTGCCGACAGTAAGCGTACAGCTGCTGAACTGGCCTTAGCTAAATCAGAAGAACAGACGCGAAGAATAAAGCAATTTCTTAAAGATCATCTTTGTAATAATATGAATCAAATATGGGACTTTTTTAAGCAAAACGAGGATCTATGATTAGCGCAAGTGAATATATCGCAGCTACCAGAAAAAGTAGATGGATCCGTCCTGACGGGTGTACCTGTAAGCATATCTTCTTTAAGGCCAATAGATGGACAGTTGCTACACGATGATCTCAAGTCGTTATTATCTTAAAGCGATTGAGATTTGGAGATGGGGAGGGGTAATCCAGACAACTCCTGCTACACATGAATGTATTTTTTATAATCGCAAATGGGATATATTTATAAGAGGAGAAATATGAAATACTTAATTTTACTATCAATGCTAGCAGGATGTACAGGTCAAGGGGAAACATATATTGACGGATTTATGCCAGATCTTTCTATTCAAGATCAACAAGATCTAGGAAGTACAGGACAGTCGAATCAAGGAGGTCTGCCTATTGGTTTTAATGAACGTGGGTGTCAATACGACAATCCAGCATGTGGACAGCCAACGCCAGGCACTATAAAATTAAATCCACATACCGATCCAAACCCAGCTGAGTAACCAATGATTAGCGTTAAAAACTACAAAATCCAATTAAAATGGTGGCTTAAGAAACATCCTTGTTTTCAAAAATGCATTGCATCCTTAGATATGAGGGATGGCTCTTTTTATATATTTGGCGATAGCCGTTAAATAAAAAAGCGCCCCTTTAAGAGCGCCTTCTTAGTCATATTAAGAGAGTTACTGGACGTTAAGCAGGTAGAACGGCAGACGATGCAGCTTCAGCATTTTCAAAGTCTTCAGTGTCTACGAGCATGGCTAAGTAGCTATTGGATCCTGAGGCTAGTTGTTTACTAGAAAGATCGCTAGAGACTCCTGTTGGAAGGCATCCTTTAAATGTAGCAATATTCTTACCAGTAGCGCGATCGATAACTGTCATAGTTATATCTTCTTGAGTAAGCATGTCTTTTAGTTCCGTACAGGCTCCTTCGTTAAAAAATGAATGATCGATCAATCTCCATCCACCGCAGGTGACGTTAACCGCCTCTACACCAGTCGTAGTAAGGGCAGCAGGAGAATAGCGCCCTAACAGAAAGGATGGGACGACATCGTAACTTAACGAGTAGCTTAGAGTAGTCCAGATCCCAATTTTTCGACCATTGACGGATACTATAGCGCGGGCGCCATGGACGTGCGGACTTGTTGCCATTTTAAAACTCCTATTGTTTGTTTAATTGAAAGGTTACAAACAATAAGATTGTGGCTTATTACAACTATTTAAGTTTTTTCACCCACTTAGCCGATCCCAGGTCCCAAATGCGATCATATCCCAATTCCTGCATGATTTGCCATTCTGTCATATGGCTAGAATATGGTAACAATTTGATACACTCAGATTTACGAAATTTATACCTGTGATGTCTTTTGGTTTGTGAACTGTATTCAAAATAGTGATAAGAAGGTCTTCCATCGTTTTCTTTAGCGAATCCTGTACTTCTATAGATGCTGCCTTCTGACCACCTATTGTCAGAGTAAGAAATTAGCTCTAAAATATGAGGATTGTCATTACAAAACGCTTTCATTAAACGACTTAATCCACCTGGAACAGAAATTCCAGGTTTAACACAGTATCTGGCTAATTCGTAAGTATTAGATTTAAAGTTCTGTCTGGACGCATTTGGCTTAGCAAAAATAGCAGCTGCTACTACTTCGTTCTTGTAAATCAAAGAATACTCAAGACCATTAGAGCTTCCCTGAAGATGATGCTCAGCACAAAGGACTTTAGCGTTCTTTCTAATTATTTTACATTTTGATGCCCCGATAGTCTTGCTCTTTAGTCCTAAAATGGCCCTTAGATATCCTTTTACTTGATCTTGTTTGGTCAACCATTCGTCTTCGAACATTATGATCAAGCGTATTCCTTTAGCTTTACATAAAGTTGCTTTATCTTGCATATGTATGCGAGCTTTATCTTTTTTAATTATCTCTCCATGCCAGTGGAGTCCTTGGTATTCAATAGCCAATTTCTTAGATGGAATATAAATGTCAAGCTCAAAAGGAGCGATTTCTTTTTTATTATTCCAATCAGTTTCCAATCCTAAAGACTTTATGTATTCATTAAGCTCTACTTGACCGTGAGACTTAACGCAGCCGCAAGAGCGAGTTATGTCATTCATTATATTATTCAAAGAAGGACTAAATGTAGACCTACAAAAACACTTAAAAACCCAACCTCCTCCTGAAGAGGATCTAAATACTTTTTGCTGTAGGTTTGATGGGCAATTCAAGAATTCAAAACCTATTTCTTTAGATTTATCTAAAATATCTTGCCAAGTGTAAATAGCATATTGGGGACGAATTGATCCTTTAGTAACGGCTGTAGCTTTCGCTGCATTGGCTCCATAAATACTTTTAAGTTCTTCATTGGATCTCAACTTATATCTACCGTTAAGAAAGGAACTAGTAGTAGTCTCGCCAATTAAACCATTGACGTTGTTTTTTACTTTTACAAAACTGTGTCCACCGCGAACACCTAGATCTTCTAAAACCTGGAGATTCCCTGTTATGGTTCCTAGTTCGATCTTGTGTCTAGGTCTACAAATCGTTCCTTTTTTTGCTTTTAGAAAACAAGGCATACATCGACTACCGGCAGCTATGTTTCTAGCTGGTGATTTTGTTTCATTTTTACATGTACCGCATTGCCATTTAATGCTGTCTTCGATTCGTGAAAATTCAATAAAAATATCTTTTCTAGAGCCTAATATCTGCTGTGCTGTTAACAGGCGTTTTTCTTGTAAAGGAGTAGGACAAACCGAACAATACGATTGATTAGAAAATATCTCTGCGGTGGTATCATTTAGATGTCCATTATTGCATTTCCAATATATTTTATGAAATCTATTCGGTAACACCTCAGAAGCTATAAAAATAAAGCCTCTTTGTTTAAGAAGGAATTTGGCTTTATCGAGCTTAGTCTCCTTGCAAAATCTACACTTTTCCGATGGGAGAACTTTCTTAGAAGGTTTTTTGGTTATGTGTCCTTGAATACATTTAAAAATGATAAATGGTTTTTCAATCAATTCTATAGTAAATTGATTATTAATTAAATATTGTTTTGATTCTTCAAAACTTGCCATTAGTGTATAATAACAAAAACCCACCGAAAAGTCAAGCCTCTCGGTGGGTAAAGTGTTGTTTTTATTTATTTACTACGCAGCCGAAGCCTGTTGAACCTGTTCAACCATAACTGTAATAGGGAGGAAGTACAAGCAAGTGCTCAGGAATAGCGTAATATTTACGAATGCCACGGGTCCGTTAACACGTACTGAGGCGTCTTTGAATCCTGAAGGGAATCCATCACTAGGGGCAATGATTTTCAATCGAAGCAGATTGAAGCAAATCCCTTCTAGCGCTGCTAAGATTAAGGCAGCGGAAACGTCGCCTAACGATTGTCCCAAGAACGCCAGAGCAAGGTCATTAGCGATTGTCAATGCCGCAATATCGGCAGCATACATGGCTTGAATCGAATTAAATACGAAATTGCTGTCTGGTTTAGTATAAGTTGTCTGATCAGAAACCCAAGTGAATCCACCTGTATCCCGTTGCTTAGCAGGAAGTAATCCAGCTAATAGTGCATTTTCTACATCAGTGTCTTGATTCGGCCTATAGTCATTAGCCGCTTGAAGAATACCAGTGCAATTAATGCCCTTATTGAAGATACTTCGATAAAAAGCCGAAGCCTGCATTGCGGCAGCTTTAACTGCTGCATACCATGGCTGGAACTGTACGATCCCAGTTAAGCTAACGTCCTTCATGTCCTGGAAGGTCATTGATGAACGTGCGGACGAAATGTTACTTGCAGCATTCTTCTGAGCAGCAAAGGTCCCTTCATAGCTAAGAAAGGCTTGACGATTCTTTCTGCGTTTAATCGTAGACATTAAAAGAGCGTGACTATTCGCGTATGCATTTATTGTATTTATTGTATAAGTACTTGCAGAATCAGTAAGCCCTGCCGCTATATCAAGAGAAGCGTCTTGACTGAATAAAGGGATTAAGAAATTTCCTTGAAGATTTTGACAGTAGTCAATTGCTGCTTGAACTTGTGCATCCGATGTGCTACCTTTAGTTCCACCAGACATAAACGTAATCGCAGTAGCAGCAGGAAGACCTGGTTCAACACGAACAGCCGGATCGCCGAGTTGTACTAAACTGGTGTTATTGAGTACTGACAGAAAATAATCGTAGCCGTCAATTTTGACTCGTAAAGAAGGAGCACCTAAAGCAGTAACAGCTAAGCCAGTGATATTGTCTAGAAGAGTAGCAGAAAGCTGACCAAGTGCGGCGTTTTCTACTGTAGCGTTATAGCCGGTTTGACTATTAATGTAAGTAGCTAGATTCCCAATTGAACTGAAATCCGCTAATGTAACACTTAAGTTACTTCCTGATCCACCAGTAACCGTAGTGCTTAATGTCGTGTCTGTGATTACGACAGAGCAAGTAGTGCCAGTGTAGCCCATTCTGAAGGCGACTTGACCTGGAGTGTCCCAAGTTTGCGTAACGCCAGAGGTTTGACTATTAACTACAGTTGTTACGCCATATTCAGCAGCAGCTGGAATAGTGTAAGGAGCAGTAGCTTTGCTAATCCAGGCAACAGGAGTAGTGTTAAGTGCATAGCAATAACGGCTTAATTTATCAACAGCCGTTAGTAGTTCGTTTATTTCCATCGAACGGCCCTTACCAGGAACTTGCGTAACGGTATCGGCAGTAATCGTAACAGGAGACCATCCTTGAACGTCAGTTGTGGCTAGACACGCAGTGACGGTAACCGCAACAGGAGCCGTTACTACGTCAGGGGTACCACCAGAAGCATCGCGTAATTTAGTAGCGTTAACGGTGGTCGTAGTCGCAGAAGTAACGACATAAGAACCAGCGTTCGCATTCGCCGCTCCTACTATAACAGAGCCAAGAGGGATATAAAGGGTATCGCCAGCAACAGGTTGACCTGACCATACTTGACTTCGTGTAACGATAACGGTATTTGTGCCAGTACCTAAATCAAGAGTTAGATTCCCAACAGCCGCTCCTAAAAGGCCACGCGCTGTTCCGCCAGTGGCAGCAACGTCAGCTAAGGCGTTGATTCCAGTAGCAAAAGTAGCAGGCGTTTCTAATGTACCGACCGTATACGTACGAATTGTTCCGCCATCAGTACGTAAAGATAAATCGATACCGGCTATTGGCAATAGAAAAGTGAACGGAGCGGTAGTAGGCGCAGCCTCCGCTGTCTTTTGAGTAATTACATAATTAATAAAATTGCCAGCTTTACCGTAACCGGTGTCGTAAAATGTACCGTAAGTTCCCCCACCTAGTTTGCTAATAGGGCCAGAAGCTTTAGTGGCAGCGTTTGTCTTAACAAGAATCATTCTGGTAAATGAGCCATTTAGTTGAGGATCATTTGCAGCAGCAACAGCGCCACGGAAAGCGTCAACTAATGGACCGGAACCGTACTTTGCAACTACGTCAGCTTGTTGATCTGGACCATAAGTAATGTTGTCAGGAGACGACTCAAGGGACCAGTCAGGTCCTTGAAGCGCCTCGCCCACACACATTAGGACACCAGTAGTAGAGAGATTACTGACATTATTCTGAACTACGATAGAGACGTAACTATTCGGAATTACAAGATTATTTCCGTTGAAGGACAATGTGATACTCATTAAAAGTCTCCTATATCTACGATAAGATTGTGGCTTAAATACGAAAGTTTATGTCCTTTAATGGATTCAAATTCGCCACTCAATAAACGGCTTATAGATCTTATGGACAAGTCTAAGGCTTTAGCTGCTTCGTCTAAGGTTTTGTAAGTTTTATTATTCTCGTCAATTAATATTTTTTTAGGTTTAGGTTCAGATTTAGGTTTATGATTTTTGTAAATTAAACCTTTAGGTCTATTGACCCTAGAGAGATCCTGAAATTCAGTTTCATTAATATATATAAAAGTGAAACCTTTAACACTCTTTTTTCTTTTATTTAATATATTTCCTACTGCCTTGGAAGAGCACCCAATTAGCTTTGCTGCTTCGCTAATTGTTTTATAAATAGTTCCGTATTGATCTTTAAAAGATTTTCCACCATGTTTGCGAGATATCTTAAGCTTAGTTTCTTCAGAGCATGGCCCTCTAGATCCTTTAGCTACATACTTCTTCGGTAACTCTTCGCCTACATAGCTAAATGTATGGCCACCTGCATGGCGATCTTTGCCGTTCATTACTCTAGTTATTGCTTGATGAGCTATATTTAACTTATCAGCAGCTTCCATCTTCGTTTGATAAACATTTCCTAATTCGTCTTGAATTGCTCTACCGCCATGCGCCTTAGAGCAATTCAATTTTTGCTCATCTGTTCGCCCATGAATAGGCCGTTCACCTACGCCACCTAGTGATTTATTGGTTAATTTAACGCCAATATCTAATAAATGCTTAATCCAAAAAACCTCAGCTTCGTCCAACGCTTCATAAGAACTACAGCGTTCTAAAACGTCAACTTCGTATTTAAGACCCACTGCTTGAAGTTGTTGAATCCAACCGCGTTTATGGTTATTTTTATCGATTTTTAAAGCATGAATACCGCAATGCTGCCATGCCCTAGCGATTCCTTTAGCCGTTTGTCCTACGTATCTAATTTCTCTGGTTCTAGGATCAAAAAGGCCGTAGATAAACATATCGCTCTTTTTAGGAGCATTAAGTAGTCGTCTAGTCATTACTGTAATGTAACCATCATGTCGCTATTCGACAACTAAACCCTACCAACTCCACCAAGACCCGTTTTAGGAGCCTTAGGCGCAGCAGTTGCGCTACCTAATGGAGCAGCAGGAGCTTGAGGCGAAGGACCGCCGCCCAGATCGACAGCACTCAAGGGAGACCTTACGCCCGTAGGGCTTATAATGCTTCCTTGGCTTGTACTTCCTAGGCCTGTAGGTTCGTCTTTTCTGACGCCTGGTAATGGAAGTGTTTTGTCTTTACTTGGAGCAGGTTTTTTAGGAACCAATGACTTCATTCCTGAAAGTTCCTTGTTTACAGAAACAGCGGCTAAGTCAGGTCCAGCTTTTTTAACTACTGATTTGAATGAATTTAGTTCTTTATTAATTCCCGCTACAGGACTTGCAGGTTTAGGTTTACTTCCAACGAGGCTTTTAAAATTGCTTAAATCAGGAAGCTTTTGTTTATCGCCGGGAAGTCCAGCTTTCTTCATTTCTTTGTCTTTTTTACTTTTATCGTAACTCGCCCACGCAGTCGCCCAGGGATTAGCGACTTTACCTTTTAGTTCTTTAACTTGTTCTTCACGACCAGGGGGAGAAACCTTTTCTAACATGCACGCTTTAAGCAAATTAGGATCTGGTACATGTGTTTGTGCTATTTTGTGCCATTCTTTTTGCTTTTTATCATGGTAAGCATCTTTATCACCATAGGAATTCCCATGGCCACCTTGTAAGGCTTCTGAGTGATAATGATGCAACGCCATGGCCGCTTTACCTGCTTCGACATTAGGCATTTTATTAGAAGCCGAATGAGTCCTATAGGCTTCCGATAGTTCTTTTTGTTTAGTAGGAACCGCTTTGCTTAGTTCAGGATCGGTCTTTTTAACGCCAGCCCCAGCGACAGTTCCACCAGGATTGCTAATGCCAGGCATTTTCTTTCCCATACCTGGACTTGCTAAATTAGGCATAGTCGTTCCCATAACAGCTAATTTACTTTTCTTTTTAGGCGCTCCACCTGGATCCATACCTAAAGCAGCTTTAACTACTACGTGCGCCATTTTATCTGCTGTCAGGTGGCTTGTGTCTCTTGTTCCGGGTCCACTGGCTTGAGAACCTAAAGTTCCTGTTGGACTAGAGCCATAGCTAACATGAGGAAGGGCAGGCTTCATCGCTTCATGAGCGCGTGCTTTTAATTTCGCTACTTTACCTTGTGGTTCAGGCTTTTTATTAATTTTACCTTGACCAAGAATAGAACTTCCCATTCCCATTTTAGCGTGCATACGGGTTTGGTGTTGCTTTACGTCTGATTCTTTAGCATTAGGAGCTTCTGCTTTAGCACGAACGGCTTTATCTGCAAGGCCTTGAAGGCGCTGAGCTAATTTATCAGGATTAAGACCCGCTTTTTTCATTGAGGTTGACACGTCTTTGTGATCAAGCTTTAATTGATGCCCCTGCACGGAGCGGGGAGCAGTCACCGTACTATCAAGGCGACCTCCACCAAGTGGATGTTTTGGTTTAAGATAGTTGGCTTTATCAGTCTTACTGGAAGGACTAAAGGCTTTACTTAATTCAGGCTCATCTTTTTTAATAGACATATCTACATGATGTTTGCCACCAGGCTTATGTGAGTTATCGAATCTTTTCATAGATAAGTCATTGGTGTCTTTATCGTGAACATTGCCGATATTCGTAGGCTGTAGTTTAGCACCACCAGGATTGCCAATTTTGCCAACGATTTCACCCTTTTTAACTTTGGATCTTTTGTCTTTAAGGTTACGTGGAGTTTTCCAGTTTGGTGCTGGATGGAGAATTTGACTAGAAAGAAGCTTAGAGTCATGTACGGTTTTTTCATCATATACATGATCAGGTTTTGGACTAAACGCCTTTTTCATACTGCATTCTAAAGCACGTTTCTTAAGCGATTTAACGGAATTGTTCGGCAGAACAAGACCGCCCGATCCTTCATCGTTGCCGTCGTCGCGCATACCTTCGTCTTCAGGTAATGAAGTCTTCAATCCAGGACCAATAACTTTTAATCGCTCTTTAGGATTATTTGCTTCTTTAGGATTAATCCAAACGTCCTTTTTAAGCTTATTTAGTTTAGCGTCAGCAGACATAGCGAGATCAGGGGCATCCATGCCTCCGTCTTTCTTTAGCTTGGCCTTTTTTTTAGCTATTAAATCAGCTTCAGCCTTTTTTAAATCACTGAATTCTTTTTCATACCAAGCGACTTTAGCTTCAAGGCCTTTTTTTAAAAACTCTAAAGCCTCAGTAACATTTAATTTCTTAATATTATCGGCCACGTATAGCTCCTAGTATCTTTAAGATTGTGACCATATCTGTTGCTTAATTTTAATCACAATTAAGCGCCTTCTATTGCAATAATTAAGAAGCGCCCCTCGATGTTCTGAGGGGCGCTTCTTCGTTCAACCGTACGTCAGCGGTCTAATACCCGCGTCCGTGGACCCTCTTCATCATCGCGGTGTGTTTCGTCTTGGCCCCAGCCTTCTCGTTGCCGGAGTAGACTCTCGGCGTACGCGAACGACCGCGCTTCTTGTCGATCGTCAGCGAGCTACCATGCAGACTCAGGTTGTCGCCCGCATAGTTTTCGGTGGACAGACCGGCGAAGATGATGAATGACCCATCTTTCAGGGCAACGAAGTTGTTCGTATTCTCATCGGAAAACTCGTACGGTAGTAGCCCGACAGGACCCGCCTCGGGGTACAGTTCCCAGCTCCTGAAGATGGTTGGGTAGTCGGCAGAAGGCGTCAGTGTATCGTTCGGGATGTTGTAGATGAACGACTTGGCTGACGGCAGATACCCGATGTCGTAGTTCTCGCCGCCGA